CTAGACGAGGGCCGCGTCGTAATCCTCGTCGGCGCGGGCGATCTGCCACTTCAGCGCCTGCGGCAGTTCGGTCTCCTGGCCGCGGGTCAGTTCCAGCACGTCGCCTTCGCGGGCGGCGACCAAATTGTCGGGCGCTAGGCTGGCGACGGAGGCCCGGCCGCGCATGATGAAGCGAATGAGGCCCTCGGTTTCCACCGCGTCAAAGCCGAAGTGACGCGACAGCGTGGTGATCGAGGCGCGCGGGCTTTCCAGCGCCGTGATGGCGTAGCCCTCCACCGCGCCCCAGAGCCCGGTGACGTCGATCCGGGACTCGGGCAGCCCGGCACGCAGGCAGAGGTGCCGGACAAGTGCGGCCAGCGACACCGCGCCGAGCCGCCCGGTCAGCCAATGCCCGAGCCGCCAGTTGCCACCGTCCGTCCAGACGTCGGTCAGCGCCGGGAAGAAGGGATAGGGCCGCGCGTCCCAGGTCCAGGCGGCGCATTCGGGGACGTGCACCATCCGGCCGCCGTAGACCGAGGACAGCGGGTTGTTCGCGGCATCGCCCCACCAGAGGTACGTCGCCTTGAGATAGGCGCGCTGGATCGCGTCGTCCCGCCAGCCCCGCGAGAAATGCGGCGTGAAGCTCTCTGACGACTTCGGGTCGAAGAACACGTTGGGCTGGTTGGTGCCCCGGTCGATGGCGGGACAGCCCAACTCGGTGAACCAGATCGGCTTGGACTGCGGCGCCCACGCGGTCGGCGTCCCACTCTCCACCCCGCCCGGGCGGTCGTAATGCGCGTTCGACCACCAGGCGCGCAGATCCTTGTAGCGGAAGACCCACGGCTTGCTGGCCGCGCCGTCCGTGATGGGGGTCCGCACCTGCGCGGTGCGATCCGCGGCGCTGGCATAGAACCACTCAAAACCTTCGCCGCCCGCGATGTTCGCCTGCAGGTACGCGCGGTCGTAGATCGCGGGCCAGCCTTCGGCCGCGTCCGCATGCTCGAACCCGTCCCGCCAGTCGGAGAGCGGCATGTAGTTGTCGATCCCAACGAAATCGATCTGGGGATCGGCCCAGAGCGGATCGAGATGGAAGAACACGTCGCCCGAACCATCGCCCGGCTGGTGACCGAAGTACTCCGACCAGTCGGCCGCATAGCCGATCTTGGTCCCGGCCCCGAGGATCGAGCGGACATCCGCAAGGAGATCCCGGTAGGCCTGCACCGCCGGATAGGTGGATGCGCCCGAGCGGATGGTGGTCAGTCCCGGCATCTCGGTGCCGATCAGGAAGGCATCGACCCCGCCCGCCGTGGCGCAGAGATGGGCGTAGTGCAGCACCATGCGCCGCAGGCCCCAGTCGCCGGGCGTGCCTGTCCAGCTGACGCTCTCGCCTGAGACGCTGAAGCTCGCGGGCGTCGCCGCGCCAAACAGCGCCGCGACCTGAGCGGCGGCCGTAGCGGTCTTGTCCACGGTCCCGGCGAACCCAGCAGCCGGAGAACAGGTGATCCGCCCGCGCCAGGGGAATGCGGGCTGGCCCGTCTCTGCGGCATTGTCCGAATACGGGTTCGGCAGCGTGTTGCTGGACGGCACGTCCATCAGGATGAAGGGGTAGAAGGTCACCCGCAGCCCGCGCGCCTTCATCTCCCGGATCGCCTGCACGACGGTGAAGTCCGACGGCGTGCCGCCATAGACGGGGCGGTCCTGGTCGTCGCGGCTGACCAGGAAGGCGCTGGCGCGGCTGACGCCATTCACCGACCAGCTGGCGGGCGTCGTCGACTTGGCCGACACCTCGACGCCGGGCCGGACCTTGCAGGAGCCCGCGCGCAGATCGTCGCCGAACCAGGCGACCACCAGCGATACGCTCTCGACCGCTGGGGCCATGGCCTGCAGCCGGTCGAGGGCCTCCACCATGTCGGTGGAGGCGGCCAGCGCGTTCAGGTTCTCCGGCACCGTCGCGCCGCCATCGGTCTTTCGGATCGCCTGCGTCGCGTAGGTGAACTCGCCCGAGGCCGGGATCATGGTGACGGCGCGGGTCAACCCCTCGGCGGTGTCGGGATCGGCGAGCGGGCGGAACACCTCGAAGGAGAGCTGCGGCAGGCGGTTGCCATAGGTCGAGAGCGCCAGTTCCTCGAAGACGACATAGGCGGTGCCGCGAAAGGCGGGCGTTTTCGCCGCGCCCATCTTCGCGGCGACGAACGGGTCCGCCGTCTGCGTCTCGTCGCCCGGATACCAGCGCCAGGTGACGCCGGAGAGATCCATCGGCTTGCCGTCGGCCCAGATGCGCCCGATGCCGGTGATCGGACCCTCGCACAAGGCAACGGCGAAGCTGGCGTAGTACAGATACTCGGTCGTCTTGACCTTGCCGCCCCCGCCGCCCTTGCCGCCCCCTTGGGTGGTGGTCTTCGTTTCCTCGCGGAAATCCGTCGCCCAGATGATGTTGCCGCCCATGCGCATCCGGCCATAGAGCCGCGGGATGACTGCGCCTTCGGTAGCAGAGGTGATGCGCAGCGTGTCGAGCCGCGCGCCCTCGATGCGCTGCGTGGGCGACAGCGACGAGATGATCCAGCTGTCGACGACAGAGCCGATGCTGGAGCCGATGAAGCCGCCGATGGTCGCGGCGCTGACGCCGAGGATCGCGCCGCCGATCGAACCGCCAATGGCGGCGCCAGCGGCACCGAGAACGAGGGTGGCCATGCGTGGATCTCAGCGTTGCGGAAACAGGAAGGCGAAGGCGATGCGCCGCCGCCAGGATTGGATGAGCGGTTCCTCGATGACGCCGAGCGGCTCGTAGGCATGGAGGAAGCTGTCGGGGCCGGTGAGGATCCCGACATGCTTGGCGATGGCGCGGGGCTTCATGCGGAACAGGATCAGGGCGCCGGGAACGGCCGCCGCCGGTTCCACCTCGATCATCATGCGCCGCGCGCCCTCGGCCAGCACTTCGCGCGGGCCTGTCTCACCCCAGTCGCGGCTGTAGGGCGGGATCGGGAAAGGCTCGGGGCCGACGACCTCGCGCCAGACGCCCCGCGCGAGGCCGAGGCAGTCGCAGCCGACGCCGCGCAGGCTGGCCTGGTCGTGATAGGGCGTGCCCAGCCAGAAGCGCGCAATGGGGATGACGCGCTCAGGATCGGCGGAGATCACAATACCGACCCTTCGTGGCCGCCATCCTTGGTGGCATAGCGCAGCACGGCGTCCTGGCCGGGTATGTGCGGGAAGCCCCTGAAGTTGGCGATGTTCGCGAACTTGGCCCCGCAGGTCTCCATGCGCTTGTCGCAGCCCGCGCGGATAGTAAAGGCGTCGCTCTCGGCGATCGCGCGTACCGGTGCCTCGAGCAGGGTCAGCACGGCGATGCCATCCGTGACGTCGTGGCCCAGCACCTCGGTGCGCCTCCCCGCGTTCGCGCCGCTCGTCCAGTCCAGCGTGCCGAAGGTGAACCAGCCGGACGTGAATGCGCCCAACCCCGAAGAGGTGAAGGCCCGGTCGCGCAGGAGATCGATCACGGCGCCCGTCCCCTTGAACGCCGGATCCTCGAGATCGACGCCGCAGCGCCCATCACCGAGCGCAGCGTCGCAGGTCGCCTGGAAGGTCCGCCCGACCGTCTGGCCCAGCACATGGGCGAGCGATCGCACCTCGGCGACGAAGGCCAGTCGCCCGCGCCGGATCTGGCCGATGGCGCCGCGCCGCATCAGCACGCGCTGGCTCGTATCGGCCCAGTTCACACGCCAGACCTCGACCTCCGCGTTGTCCCAGCGGCCGTCGAGGATGTCGGTCTCGGTGATCCGGTCCGAGGTCAGCACGCCCTCGGCGTCCTGCGCATCGACGGACAGGTCCGATCCCGAGCGGACCTCGGACGCCGTGAGCCCGCTCTCGGGCTCGAAGTCGGTCCCGTCGAAACTCAGCGTCCGGTCGTGATCGGTGAAGCCGAAGGTGACGCCATCGGCGCGCGTGATCCGCCAGCACCAGGCGAGCGTCGTCGTGCCCTCGTCGAGATGGGCCTGCAGGGCTGGCGAGAGGGATTTCATCGGCAAGTTCCCGTCATTCGGTCGTCGAGATCGGCGATCCAGTTCGCCCAGTCCGGCGGAACGGCGGCGACCGTCTCGGCGGGTGGTCGGGCGAGCCTGGCCTCGGCATAGGAGGCGCAGCCGGCGTCACCAGCGCCCATCGTTGCGGCGCAGCCGGTCAGCAGGATTCCCGGCACCGCGGCCATCGCGAACCGCGTCGCGCCCGCCCTCGACGCGCTTGCTCTCGTCTTCCATGGCATCGCGTTCGGCCTCCCGTTTGCCCGTTCGTTCTCCTTCCACGCGCCCCCAGACCCGGCCGAGGATGACACCCCCAACGGCGCCCAGAGCCGCGACCAGCCAGATCAGGAGATCAGCCATCGTCTCGCTCCCCGCGTGCGGCGGCGACGCAGAGGGCTGCGACGAAGACGCCGAGACAGCCGCCCACGACCAGACCTGCGAGGAACTCAAGCATCGCCGCGGAACCCGCGCTCGATCCGGTCGCGCAGGCCGATCAGGCCGAGACCGAGGAACATCAGGCCCGCGGGCGAGGCATCGCCAGAGCCGGCAAGCAGCGCGACGAGCCGGGACAGTTCCCCGAGCGGCCCGGTGGCAGGCAGCGCCAGGGAAGCGATGCCGGTGAGAATGGCGAGAAGTCCCGCCCACCAGGTGAGCGAGTTGGGGCGAACGTAGCGCATTGGGATCAGGCCCTCCGGATCAGGGTGGAGAAGAAATCGACCAGCCGGGCGAGCCAGCCGGTCGGCGCGTCGGGCGCAGGATCGATGACCGGCGGCCTCGGCAGCGGCGACCGCCGCAGCAGCGCCAGCGCCTCATCCTCGGTCAGTCGGCGGATCGGCCGCGAGAAGTCCACGCGGCCCGTGCGATCCACGAACCAGACCGGGATCGTGCCACCGGAATAGCGGCCATGGCGGAACAGGTCGCGCTCGGACTCCCGGCGCGGAATGATCGAGGCCGGTCGCCGCCAGTTCAGAAACGCGTTGGCGGCTGCAACGCGATTTCCGGCATTGAGATGTCGGGTCAGCGCGGCCTTGGCGATACCGCCAGTGTTGTAGTGGAAGCTGACCAGCGCATCGAACTCGTGCGGCGCCAGCGGCACCTTCACCGCGCGCATCACGGCGGCCTCGTAGCGCGCGAGGTCGGCCCGGAAGACCCGGAACGCCTCGCGGATCCCGGCGTCGAGATCGGCGGGCATGCCGCGCGGCATGGTGGCGGGATCGGGCGGCCCGGCGGCGGCGGTGTGGCCGATGCCGAAGGTCCAGACCTGTTTCACATCGAGATAGGGTCCGGGCACGATTCCCTCGTGCCGGACGAGGGCCAGCAGGCCCCGGTCGGTCATGTGCATGAGATTACCGGAGAAGCGAGAGGATCAGGATCAGCGCCGCGACGGCGAGGCCTACCGCCAGGCGGTGGCGCAAGGCCTGCCGGGGATCGGTGGGTTCGCAGCGGAGGGAGCGCGCGAGGCGGAGAAGTTCATTCATCGCCGCCGCCTTCGTTGGCGCGGCGTAGCCGGGCGAGCAGCATCTCGATGAAGGCCGGCCCGAAGACCCCGACGAGATACGCCGCCGAGCCCGCCGCTCCGCCCGCAGGGATCGCCTCGGGCGCAAGGCTGAGCCAGGCGGTGATCACGGCCATGGAGAGGCTCCCCATCCCGGCCGCGATCAGCCCTCCGAGCAGGATGTGCCGCAGCGCATCGCGCAGCCGCATCTTCGTGGTCAGTGCGTTCGTGGCGCCGCCGAGCGCGCCCCAGGCGGCGAGGATCACCGCGGTCGAGGCCGCGAGCTCGCGCAGCACGGCGGCGACGAAGCTGCCGGTGTCGTTCATCGGCGCAGTTCCAGCAGCGGGATGGAGGTGATCGAGCCGAGCCGCTCGAGGTCGAGCGTCACGTCGAGCGCATCGGTGTCGAAGCGGACCGGCACGTCGAATTCGAAGCCCGCGCCGATCGCGACGCCCGAGCCCGGCGCGGCGCTGAAGGTGACAAGGCCGGTCGTGTTGTCGACCGACCAGCCGGAGAGCTGCTCGACCCCGGCGAGCGCGATGCGCACGGTTCCGGTCACCGGCTTGGCGATGGCGCGCGTCCAGGATTGCGCGCCTGAGGCGTAGCGCTTGACCAGCTGGAAGGCGGTCATTGCACTGTCGCCGATGCCGATCGGCTGGTCGGTCGGCGACGGCGTGCCCGAGGGCAGACAGGACTTGTGGTCGCCCCAGTCCTTGAATCGGAAGCCATGGAGCCGCCCGTTCCGCGCCTCGAAGAAGGCGACCACCGCCGCCAGATCGTCCGCGCGGCGGATGCCGTACGCGACGTCGTAGCGGCGGCGGCTGTTCGCCCAGCTGGCATTCCTCTCCTCGTCGCCCGAGGCGAGCTCGACAATCTGGGTACGCCGCTCCGGCCCGCCCCGCGCGCCGCGACTGATGTTGTCGGGAAACCGGACCTCGTGAAACGCCATCACATGCCCCTCCGCCCGAGCGACACGGCGCGGGCGATGTCGGCCGCGACCTGTGTGCGGGACTGCCGGAAGCTCTCGGCGTCGCGGGCCATGATCGTGACGTTGACCCCGCCGCCCGCGCCGTAGCTCTGCGCCTCGCGACGCGAGAGCACCCGCTCGCCCCGCTGCAGGATCGCAGGCACCTCGTCATGGCGCAGCCCCGCCATGCCGCCTGAATGCATCCGGGGCGCAGCGGCGAAGGCCATGGCGGGCACCATGCGTGAGGGCCCGGCCGATCCGACCATCCCGCCCGCATGCAAGACGTTGGCGAAGATGCCGCCCGCGCCGGCAAACACGCCGGAGAGCGCGTTGGCGATCGGCCCGAGGATGAACCGCCGCGCCGCGAGCTGGGCGAGATCGGCCAGCAGCGAGGTGACGAGGTCGCGGAAGTTCAGTTTGCCGGTCTTCACGAACTCGCCCACCGCGTTCTCGGCGGACTGGAAGGCGCCGACGAGGCTCTGGCCGATGTCGCCACCGATGTCGCGGGCCCTACTGGCGTAATCCGACAGCGCCGCAGTGACCGCCCGCCAGCCGGTGACGGCCGCGTCGGTCGCGGGCTCCGCTACCGCAGCAGCAGCTCCGGCCACCGCGCCTGCACCCGTCGCGGCGCGCCCGGCATCGCCGAGCGCCGTCTCCAGGCGCTCGGCCGCTCCGGTGGCCTCGGTCAGCGCATCCGCGCTGGCCTCATCGGTGCCGCGCACCGCGTCGCGCAGAGAGCCGCGCGTGCAGAGCGGCGAGGACGGTTTCGCGAGTTGTGGGCATGTTTCCCAAACCAT